GGTTGGCACGCTCGTGGTATTATTATGCTAGCCAATCTTAGCGTTGATCCAGATAAGATTATTAAGATGCTAGAAGAAATCAAACGTATCAATGCCGACGAAGCTGCCGGCATAGTTCGAGACGACACTGGAACTGAATTGTTTATAGAACGAGTAGGCAATTCACTATATGCCTATATCAAAGATACTAACCAATTTGTAGCACAAGGGTCTGATCTTGCATCAGTTTTGGATACTGCACATAAACGTTTTCCTACACAGAAATTTTTTGGCACAATTAGTAAAGACAATCCAACCAAAGAACTTGCACAATAGATTGCTTTCTCATATAATAGACTTACGTTGATAGGTTATCAACACACTAACAGAGGAAACAAAAACATGAAATTCATTTCAAAAGAAACTAAGACCTACAAGTTGTTCAATGCGTTGTACAACGGCGATAAAGTTACTGGTGCTCAAGCTGAAAAGCGTTTTGGCATCAAGAATATTGCTGCCGAAGCTTCACGTATTCGTCAATCAGGCTACGCTGTTTACAGCAAGAGCCGTGTTGCTGGTAACGGTGTAACTGTTACTGAATATGAAATGGGCAATGCTAGCCGCGAAATCATCGCATTAGGCTACAAAGCTAAAGCAATGGGTATTACACTTTAATTTTTAAAGCGTAACCGAAAAGCTCGCTTCGGCGAGCTTTTCTTTTATAAGTAGACATATGATCAAAGACACTATACTCTGGATTAAGAACGATTACGCCGAATACCCATTACGATTTGGCTTAGAACTATTAGCCTGGGTTATGAGTATCAGTTGTACCATTTGGATGGGATATACTTTACCCAACCCACCTTTTATATTCTTATATCCATTGTTTATTATACAGTGTTGTATATTTGCATGGGCGGCTTGGACAAGAGGAAGTACAGGAATGATTGCTAACTATATTTTGATTAGCTCAATTGATGTAGTTGCCTACTCGAGAATGATATTAAACCATTCCTGAGTTTTGTCTCACAGTTTCTAACATAAAACTTGCTTCGTCTGATTCAACTTCTTTCCAACTAGATTCACCATCTTTGGTTCCAACAAAACAACGACCATTTTCCAAATCCAATAGCATATACTTCTCAGGTGCTTTGGTATGAATTTTAAGTTCACGCACAGTTTCTAGTTGCTCAGCCCAATCTCCGGTTAATAATGATCTTGACATATTCCATTCCTTAATGTATAATTATTATATATCTTAAAGGAAAGGTCATGTTTACATTAGTTGCAGTAGGAGATATCTATTTCAGTTTAGATGGTAAGCAGTTCGAAATAACAGATTTTTGGGTTGACCAGGCTGAACCTTGGGTCAAATATATTAACACAGAGACAGAGAAAGAATACACTTGCTTACACGAAGCATTTATATCGCGCTTTTCACCTACAGCACGTTCTTATTAACAGGCTGTTCTAGCGTACCAATGATGGTCTATTCTGTGGCCGACAAGGGCACTTTGGCTCTTACTGATAAAGGCCTTACTGATCGAGCCCTAACCTCCGTAGTTCCATATTCCGATTGCAATATAGCCAATTTATTCCACGGCAAAAACTATTGCGAAATACAAGATCCGTCCAAAACATATAATCGAAACGGTATTTAAATCGATTGACAATCGAGCCAAACGATTGTATAATATAGCTATATTAACTAAGAAAGGTAGCAAATGTCGTTTCAATTTAATTATGAAGATGTGGTTAAGAAACCAAATCCAATGGTTAAAATCAATCCTCTCAAACGTGGCTCTGGTAAGACTGTAAGTCTACAAGATCGTGTTGACACTTTGAATAAGAGTGCCGCCTGGAAAAAGACTACTAAACTTTGGAAAGCTATGGATAAGGCATTTGATCTTAGCCGTTTACCAAAAGTGTCAATGGAACCACTTGGCATTCTTGATATTGATGAAGACATTCAACGCCAACTAGATGAGAAGCATTGTGCTAACACTATTGCCAATCCTACAGTATTTGATCCTGCATTGCTACAACCAGTAGTTTGTATTAAAACTAGTGACGGTAGATATATTAGCATTGATACCCAGCATACTGTAAGCACTATTGCCGCTCTTATTGATGCAGGGTTGATGCCCGGCCATACTGATTGGAATACGTTCTTGTATCCGTTTACCTATATTGAAACAGACAATCTTGCCTATGCCCGCCGCGCATTTGGTATCCTAAATGGTAAAGGTAAAAAGAAACAATCTGCTTATCAACAACTTCGTAACTCTGTATTCATTGTGCGTATTGACAAAGACGAAACAGACGATGATGATGTAGCTCTTGAAAAGAAAGTTAGCATTGCAGAAAAGCATAATTGCTTCCCAGTCGAAGCAGATAGCGACTTAGCAAAGTATCCAGGTACATTTACTAACATTGCAACTTTCAAAACACTCAGCGATGACGAAGTTGAAGTAGCCTGTGAATGGCACGATACATATTTTCATTACGAAAATGTTCACGTTAGTTTATATTTTATCTTCCGTGATCTGTGCCGCCAGTTTGGCAGTGCTAAACTTAAATTAACTCCTACTCTGTTAGAAGAGTTAGCAGCCTTAGTGCAGACATGTTTTGGCAACTTATCACAGTTCCAAGAGTCAGTTACAGAAGCACATCGTCGATGGACAGAGAAACGTTATGGATATCAAGCCAACTGGGACGATGATGCGTATGCTTGTGCTCTTATCCAATTGTATCAACATTTTGGTGGTAAAGAGAAGGTTGCACCGACACTGCTAGATCAGTTCGATGGATTGATTGAGTTCTTTGATCAAGACTTGTTGAGCATGGCATAATGTACTACTTGTATCTAATTGAATCGTTAAGCGGCCGAGTTGGGTTTGGTATTGCACAAACCCCTAAGGAACGTAATAAACAATACTGCTCACATGCAGGCGGTATTGTTAATATGCATCTCTATGGCGGATTACGAGCTCATGCTAAGGCACTAGAACGTACAATTAAAACACAGTATGTAGATAACATCTGGACAATTGAAGATTGGCAAACAGAATGGCTTAATGATGACATTCCAATGAGTCAATTAAAAGAGTATGTTGAAACTCTAATAGCAGAAAGACATTTTCGTTTACAACTAATCGCAACAGATTATAACTTCACCAAGGAATTACCAAATGAGTAAGATCATTGAAAGTTTAAACAGCCCAATTAAGTTTACAGATCACGTGTATGTGACTACAGGACGTAACGGACAGCCTACTGTTCGTACTAATCCAGAAACTAAATTACCCAAAGGCATTTATATGCTAACACTTAAAGGCTTCGGTGTGTTATACTTAGGCATTAGTGGTGCAGACAAACAGACAGCACGTGAAGGTACTAAACAACGCTGGCATGCTCACGGTCAGAAGATGACTGGAGTATTTAAGAACGCAAAGGATACTGTAGAGTTTGCCAAGTTTCGTACTGAAGCTGTTGAAAAGGGTTATGAGTTGGCTACAATCTTAGATCATATACAGGTCCGTTTTGTGCCACTCAGTGAAAGTAATGCTAAGAAGATTGATGCTATGGAAACACACTTACTAATGACGCTCATTGCCAAAGGTCAGTGTAAACTAAACAGTGCTAAACGTATTCCCGCACTAACCAAAGAGGAATTCGATTTCATCGCTAACAACGAGTGGGAATCATAAATACTTTGTAGAAAAACCTTGTCCTTAATCCCTAAGGAACATTGTGTAAACGACACCAAGGAGGAACTATGTCAAACTCATCTACTGCCGCATTTGCGGAATCTCTAGTAACAAATACACACGGTCGCCAGTATTGGATTTATACCGATGATGTATTCTATCAACAACGCATTGCCAATGCAGGTCCATATCAAAAGAAAAATCTAATCCGTTTGCGTGATCTAAAGCCCAACGCTAGCACTATCGTTGATGTGGGTGCAAACATTGGTATGAACACAATTGAGTATGCTACCTGGGCTAAGGAAGTTCACAGCTTTGAACCTACTCCACAAACATATTCAATGCTGACTAGAACTATTGCTCTAGCACAAGCACAAGGTAGTTCAGCTAAAGGTTGGTATCCAACTCCTATGGGACTTGCTGATACAACTGTGTCAGGTAAGATCACAACTTATGATTGTGCTCTAAGCTCTGCTCCAGGTACAAGTAAGATCATTATTAAGAAAGACAATGCTGGTCATAACTATCTTGATAACTTACACTTGCCAACACGCACAGGACAAATCCGCACTCGTCCTACAGAACCCCCTACTGAAACAGTACAACTACGCACATTAGACAGCTACGGCTTCACTGATGTAGATATTATTAAGATTGATGTAGAAGGACACGAGTTTGATGTAGTACAAGGTGCTGAACAGACTATTCTTAAGTATTTGCCTGTAGTGCAATTAGAAATGGTTGAACATCAGCCTATACGTTTTAATTGGAACTGCCAAATGATCTACGATTGGTTCTATGCTAGAGATTATGTTCCTACACTAAGTAATGGCAAGCCAGCAGGGCGGTTATGGCACAAGTTTCCACGTGAGATGGAACGTTTCTTTGTACACAAGAGTCAACTGCAAGCATATCAAGATCCTCTTAATGCATTGTTTGAAGGATTTGCCGAAGATGATATTGAAGAAGTACAGGATCGTCCCTATTGGAATTATGAACCACCTGCTCGTGTAGCAAAGCCGGATGCTCGACCTACACGTGAAGCAGAAGTATTAGAAGAAGACGAAGAGTAAAAAATGAAAATCTTGATAACCGGCCATGAAGGATTTATTGGTCGGAATATGCTAGCTTGGATGGCAGCAGAAGAAGGTTGGCAAGTTGATGGGTGGGAATGGGATCCTCATAACTACCCAGATGTTAGTAGTTATAACTGGGTAGTACACCTAGGTGCGATTGCTGACATGACCTGCACAGATGTTGATGCCATAATGAAACAGAACTTTGAGTTCAGTCAATGGTTATTCAACGAATGTAACAAGCACGGTGTACATCTACAGTATGCTAGTTCTAGTTCAGTGTACGGTAATACTAAAGACTTCAGCGAGTTTGCACCCTGTCATCCACAAACTGCCTACGCATGGAGTAAGTATCTATTTGATCGTTGGGTATTTCAACAGCCTGTAAGTGTATACGTGCAGGGTTTTAGATATTTTAATGTATATGGTAAGTATATGCATCTACGGGGTAAGCGAGCAAATGCTATAACCAAGTGGCGTACACAAGCTCGCAAGGAAGGTAAAATAACAGTATGGGAAAATGCAGAAAATGTTAAGCGCGATTGGACTTGGGTTGGCGATGTGTGTCGCCTACATATTGATTTTATTAAAACAGTTAATGGGTCAGGAATCTGGAACTGCGGATCAGGACTAGCACACAGCTTTTTAGATATAGCAGAAGAGATAGCAGAACAGGAAGGTGTACCCGTTGAATTTGTACCTGTGCCCGCTGAAGAACTAGCCCGTTTTAGGCACAAAACCTGTGCTAATTTAACACATTTAAAAGAAACTATAGGCAAGCGTAAGTGGTTAAATGTATTTGAGTTCCTAGCACAATAGAAACTATAAATACTTAACTATGAGAGCAAAAGAATTCTTATCCGAAATGTGGCCGTTTGACAGCAAGCCTAAAGCACCTCCAGTTGACTGGAATGTACGTGCTAAAGAGCTGTTTGCCAAAGGGTTTAATGAACAACAAGTTCGAGCACAACTGTTAAAAGAAGGGTGCCCACCTAAGCAAGTTGATGTATATGTACAAGGTGGTCAACTAGAAGAAGCACAGCAACCTAAAGTGCCGCAAAAGCCACGTCAAGGCCCATTGCGCACACAAACAGGCGGTGGTGCTCACAAAGATAAAACTAAAACTATTCCACGTAAGGAAAAGCATAAGAACGCAGAAATAGCCGAGCATGGCAAGGCTAGCTATTCTTTATGCACTGGTTCAACACCAGACTCAGAGCTAGGTGCTAGTAACCTAGCATCATGCAAGAGTCAAGGACTTCGTGCCCGCACTGGCAACAAAAGCCATTTAATGGGTAAAGGTCCTAAGAGTCGCATGACAATGGGTGGACATAAAGTTAAAGGTAAAAAATACGGCGGACCTATTCCGGATTGGAGTTAAGATGAGATTTAGCGAATTTAAAATAATCAAGGAAGCATTTGATCGTCAAGTGCTAGACCTGCAAAAAGAATTAAAAATCAAAGGCGCTGACCTAGGAACATTTGGTCCTAACGGTGATGGACTCGACGGAAGACTAGGATCTTACACAAGACGTGCCGCTGAGAAGTTTCCAGAGATTGCCGCAAAATATAAAGATGTGCTAGCCCGTCCTGATTCATTTGATGCACAAAAAGTTGACGTGTCAGCTATACAGGATCCAGACTTCAAAGCCAAGTTAGAAAAAATTGCACAGAAACTCGGAACAACATCGCATGCAATGTTAGCTGTTATGAAACAAGAGTCTGGTGTTAATCCTAAAGCACAAAATAAGCAAGGTGGTGCTAGCGGTTTAATTCAATTTATGCCAGCTACTGCTAGAATGCTAGGTACGACTACAGATGAACTACGCCAAATGGATGCAGTTCAACAGTTAGACTATGTTTACAAATATTATAAGTATTCAGGAGTAGGCGATGGCTCTGTTGGCGACTTATACATGGCAACTTTTATGCCTAAGTATGTAGGATATCCTGATCACTTTGTGCTAGGTGCAGAAGGTGCAGAAGGTTTCAGTGGTAAGGTCTATGCACAGAACAAAGGCCTAGATCGCAACCGTGATGGTAAAATAACAGTAGGCGACGTGAAAAGTTCAGTCCAGAGATTTGCCTAACTAAATATCTTCATGGATATTACTGGAAATTTATTAATAGCACCGCCTGCTGTTAAAGGCAACTTTTGGTACAAGACTGTGATCTTAGTTACCGAACA